GACGAGCTTAGAGATGCTTGGTTCTCACCAGCTGGATATAACAGAGGTGGAATTAAGAACATAGTTAAACTAGCATTCAATCCAAAGAAATCAGAAAGAGATTTACTATACAAATCAGATATTAACCCTGTAGTTACATTCCCAGGACAAGGTACAATCTTGTTTGGTGATAAGACATTACTAGGTAAGCCATCTGCATTTGATAGAATAAACGTACGTAGACTCTTCATTGTATTAGAGAAAGCAATTTCAACAGCTGCTAAATTCTCATTATTCGAATTCAATGACTCATTCACACAAGGTCAATTTAAGAACCTTGTTGAGCCATTCTTAAGAGATGTACAAGGAAGACGTGGTATTGTTGACTTCAGAGTTGTTTGTGACGAAACAAATAACACAGGCGAAGTCATAGATAGAAATGAATTTGTTGGAGACATATATGTCAAACCTTCTAGATCAATTAACTTTATACAGTTAAACTTTGTTGCTGTAAGAAGTGGAGTTGAGTTCTCAGAAGTAGTTGGACAGTTTTAATAAATAGGAATAGGAGAGAATAATGGCTTTTAACATTAACGAAATTAGGTCCCAGTTAGCCCTTGGTGGTGCTAGACCAACTCTATTCCAAGTCAATATCACTAACCCTGCAAATGCAGCAGGTGATCTGAAGACTCCTTTCTTAGTGAGAGCTTCACAGGTCCCAGCTTCAACTTTAGGTTTCATTGAAGTACCATACTTCGGTAGAAAGGTAAAGATTGCAGGAGATAGAACATTTGCAGAATGGAACGTGACGGTCATAAACGACGAAGACTTCTTAATTAGAAATGCTATGGAAGAGTGGATGAATACAATCAACTCACATCTTGGCAACATTAGAGGTTTTGGATCAGCTAGTGACCTATCTTACAAATCAAGTGCACAAGTCATACAATTTAGTAAGACCGGAGTACCGATTCGTGAATATACATTCAACGGAATCTTCCCAGTTAACATAACAGAAATGGATGTTGCTTGGGATGCAACGGACGTCTTACAAGAATTCAATGTGACTTTCCAATACGATTGGTGGGAAGTTACTGGTGGTTCTACAGGAAACGCTGGCGGAAACTAAAGATAATGGCAACTTAACTGTTGCCTTTATCTCATTTGTAGGGGATACTATATCCCCTATAAATATATTATGAGGTAATACATGGCAGAACTATTCGGATTCGAAATCAAAAGAAAGTCTACAGATCAAGACTTAGGCTCATTCGTACCCAAATCAGAAGACGACGGCGCAGTTGTTGTAGCTGAGGGTGGCGTATATGGCCAATACATGGATCTCGAACACACTTCGAAGACCGAAGGTGAGCTTGTTACCAGATATAGAAAGATGGCTATGCAGCCGGAATGTGAGAATGCTATTGACGATATAGTAAATGAATCAATAGTATATGATCCGGATAGCCACACAGCCGAAATTAACTTAGATCAAGTTGACGTACCCGATAACATCAAAGATAAGATACATGAGGAATTCCTCAATGTAAAAGATATACTAGATTTCGAACGTCAAGCATATGAAATTTTCAGACATTGGTACATTGATGGTAGATTGTACTACCACGTCATCATAGACGAGAAAGACGTACAAAAAGGAATTCAAGAACTTAGATACATAGATCCAAGAAAGATCAGAAAAGTAAGACAGGTATCGAAAAAGAAAAGCGGAACCGGACCTAATACTGTATTGTTATCTAAGACAAAACAAGAATATTACATGTACAACGATAAAGGTTTTAAAGGCGGACCTGGTTATACCAATCCCGCTCAAGGAACTACTCAAGGCTTAAAGATAGCTAAGGATAGTATCTTACATTGTACATCAGGCCTGATGAGTGAAGATAATAAACTTGTATTATCACACTTACATAAAGCCATAAAACCATTAAACCAATTAAGAGTCTTAGAAGATGCAACTGTCATTTATAGAATATCAAGAGCTCCAGAGAGAAGAATATTCTATATTGATGTTGGTAATCTTCCTAAGCTAAAAGCAGAACAATATCTTAGAGACATGATGGCCAAGCATAAAAATAGGTTGGTCTATGATGCCACAACTGGTGAACTTAGAGATGATAGAAAGTTTATGACCATGTTGGAAGACTATTGGCTACCAAGAAGAGAAGGTGGAAAGGGTACTGAGATTACCACTTTACCAGCTGGTCAGAATCTTGGTGAAATGGACGACGTTCTATATTTCCAGAAAAAGTTATATAGAGCACTCAATGTCCCAGTGTCTAGGCTTGAACCTGAAACAGGTTTTGCAATAGGTAGAGCTTCAGAGATATCAAGAGACGAAATCAAATTCCAAAAGTTTATTGCTAGAATTAGATTAAAGTTTAGTAGATTATTTGAAGTAGCATTAGAGAAACAATTGATACTTAAAGGTATCATTACTCCTGATGACTGGCCTATGCTAAGAAGAGAGATGAGATTCGACTATGTTACAGACAGTCATTTCTCAGAGTTAAAAGAATTAGAAATATTTAGAGAACAAATTTCAGCTATCAATGACGTTGATCCTTACTTAGGAAAATACTTCTCACTTAACTATGTTAAGAAGAATCTATTGAAACAAACAGATAAAGAGATAGAAGATATGCACGCAGAAATGATGGCTGATGCTGAAGCGGAACAAGAAAATATGGATCAAATGCCTGATCAAGAGCCGGAAATGGGTCAAGAACCACCGGAACAAGAGACAGGATTCCCAGAAGCTCCGCCTGAGCAATAGAAAGATATATAAATAAGAGTAGGAGAATATTATGTCAGATAATGCAAGAGAAATAGTTGACTTGGTAGTAGACGATAAACCTAATAAAGCTGGTGAAGTTTTAAACGACACACTAGTAGATAAAGTTGCTGATCATGTCCAGGGAGTAAAGGACAGTATCAGCAGAGAAATGTTTGGCGCAGAAGAACCTTCAGATGCAGAACAGGTAGAAGTCCAACCAGAACTCGATCTCCCAGATCCAGAAGTGGAAGAAGATGGAGAGGAGTACGCAGCAGATCAGGAGCTAGTAGATGAGCCTGATGTTGACGAGTTGGAAGATACTGAAGTAGAAGAAGAGGAATCTGTAGAAAAGGAAGAAACAGATGAAAACACTTAGACAAATAGTTGAACTAAAAAAGATTGACTTAATACCTGATCCAGAACTACAAGCTGGAACAGTTTCTGATTATGTACATCCAAAATCAGAAGCAGAGAAAAACTTTATAGGTAAACACTTAGATACAATTCAAGTACAGAACCATCCTGCATTCAAATCACAAGAAGAGCAAGATGCGGTTTTCAAAGCAACTAATGTTAAATCAGATGAGACACATCATAACGCTGGAGCAGGTCATTATAAATTACCTACAGGCGCTGGAGAACCAGATGGTGAAGATGCTCAGATTTATGAGGAAGCATTAGACTTTGTAAGAGAAAATCTTACAGAAGATAACCTAGCAGAGTTTGATCAAATGTTAGAAGAGAATCCTGATGCAGCAGTAGAGTTTGCTGTAGAGGTAGCATCAGAGGTACTCAACAATGAGTGATAGAATAGTAAAATTAATGGGTGCAGAATTCACTGCTCCAACAGGTTTAGCAGCAGCTAACAGTGCAGTAGACGCTTCCTTAGTCAAAGTCTACCACACAGCAGCAGTCACAGTAACAGTTGTTACATCTGCTAACGCTGCAGTAGGAAGTACAACATTTGATGCTGGAGTACATTATGTACAGAAAGCACCATCAGATAAAATATATGCAAGTGCTGGTAAATTCACACCAGTAGCATTCACGGGGTAAGAGATGAAGTTAATATCAGAAACTAACTTTGATACTGTAGGAGTCAGTATTCAAGAAGGAAGTGATGGAAAGAAACAACACTTCATAGAAGGTATCTTTATGCAAGGTGGCATAAAGAATAGGAACGGAAGAATGTATCCTATGGAAACCCTAGATAAAGAAGTGTCAAGATATAATGACACATTTGTAAAGAACAACAGAGCTTATGGTGAGCTTGGTCATCCAGATGGCCCTACCATAAACTTAGAAAGAGTTTCGCACATGATCAAAGAACTCAAAAGAGAGGGAAATGATTATGTTGGAAAAGCTAAGATAATGGATACCCCATACGGTAAGATTGTTAAAAGTCTTATTGACGAAGGTGCATCATTAGGTGTATCATCAAGAGGTATGGGTAGTCTTAGACAAACAAGCGACGGAATCAATGAGGTGCAGGGTGATTTTCAACTTGCAACTGCTGGTGACATTGTCGCTGATCCTTCTGCACCAAACGCATTTGTAAATGGTGTTATGGAAGGTGTAGAATGGATTTACGACGCTGCATCTAACAGCTGGCAGTCACAAAGGGTGATTGAAGAGATTGTTAGAACCGGCAATGTAAATGCAAGAGAATTACAGGAAAGGAAAGTAGAACTGTTTGGTAAGTTTCTACAGACCCTGTAAACTATTAATTTATAAATAATATACGATACGTATAACTCAAATTAAAGAGGAGAAAAAAATGGCTGATGAACTAAATAAGTTCGACAATGATATCGAAGCTGTGGCCGAAGAGCAAGTAGAACTTGACGAGTTTAAGGCCAGCGGTGAAAATTCAAGCGTAGCCGACCCAGTTGTAAAAGGAAACAATAAAAGACCAGCAGATAAGACTGCATCTTTTACTGCTCCTAACCCAGGTGGATCGAGCGAAAAATCAGGATCCGAACATAAAGGTGAAGACTTAATTTCTTCTAAGTCAGGTAAGATGGCTC